GGGGATGTCGAAATGCCAAAGGAGGCGTTCGACTCCCTGCTGGCATCCAACGCTTACCCCCGCCGTTCGGCGGAGATTTGGAAGGACAATCACCTGTCGGAAGTGGCTTTGCTCGGGCGCGACACGCCCCGCCGGCCACTGCCCGATACACGATTCACGAAGCGCGGTGAGAAGGCCGTCTTTGAGAGGCCGATGGGCACCGTGCGCATAACTCTTGACTCGCCAGACCAATTTGCGGAGATTGGCGTAGGCGGTGGACTCAACACATTCATCCCATCCGCAGGAACAGGAAAGAAGCAAATGCCGAGCAAGATGAAGAAGCGCATGGAGGCGGATGACGAGGAGGCCAAGAAGGTCGCCGCTGCCGCTATGGAGTGCGAGGCCGAGGACGAACTGAAGGACGAGCAGGAGGCCGATGCCGAGGCGATGGCCGCCAGCGGCATGGAGTTTGAGGCCGACGAGGACAAGGACGAAATGCAGGATGATGTCCATGTGGACATCGGCTCCCACTCCGGCGAGGAGGAAGAGGAGGAAGAGGAGATGGAGGCCGCTTACGGCGGAAAGGCAAAGATGAGCAAGTCCAGCAGCAAGGCGGAAAAGGCGCTGTTTGCCCGCGTGCAGGCGCTTGAGGAATCCAACAAGACCCTGGAGCGTCAACTCCGCCTGGAGCGGTTTGGCCGCGAGGTGGACGGGATGATTTCCAGCGGCTACCGCTGCGGCAAGTTCCGCAACGCGATGGTTGAGGAACTGGCTGACACGGCTCGCCCGGAGGCCAAGATGGCCTTCTGGAAGGCCACGATGGCCCGCGACCCCATCGGGGTGGCTCCGATTGCGGCTCATGCCGTGACCGACGAGGGCGGCCCGGCTCTGGATGTGAAGGCGGCGACGGCTCGGGCCGTGGCCGAGGCGGCGGGCGACCTCGCCAAGTTCAAGACGCTGTTCGCCAAGTATTCGGGCCAGAAGGCCTGATCGAAAGGAACTGAATCATGGGATCTTTCTCTGACACTCCGGCACTGATCGCAGGCGGCACGATTGCGCCGTATCGTTTCGTCAAGCCCTCGACCTCTGCGGATGACACGGGCCTTCAGGCTGCGGAAATCACCACCCCGATCCTGGGCGTGAGTGACGGCAGCACGAACGGACCCCTGAGCGGCGACCATGCCGTTACCGGCCAGCCCATCACCCTTCAGGGTGGAGATGTGGTGCTGGTCGAGGCGGGTGGCAACATCACCCGCGGCGCGATGGTGCAGTCGAACGCGGACGGTAAGGCCGTGACGGCCGCGACCACCGCCGGTCTGAATTATCAGGGCTATGTGGCCCTTCAGAGCGCGGCCTCTGGCACGATCATCCGCGTGCAGCGCGTCGCCGGATTCGCTCGGTACACCTGATCTACAGCCAACCCCAAAACAAGGAGCAATGACAAATGGCTGAATACGGAATTGGCGGTGGGCTGAACACCTTTGTGCCCACCTTCTCGGCTGCCACCGGGCAGATCCAGATTGAGTTCACGCGGGCCGCTAATCGGTTCCCGATCACGCAGTACGCGCAGATCGTGCCGGTGCAGCAGATGAGCGGCTACTACCTCCGCATTGACGAGGAGGAGACTGCCCGCGTGGTCAACACGCAGGATCTGCAGTGGCCTCTCGGTGAGGACCGTCCCACTGGCATCAACAATGACATCGAGTGGACGCAGTTCACTTGCCAGCGGTTCCAGTCCTCGTTCCACATCCCGCAGGAGACTGCCCGCCAGGCCCAGTGGGATGTTGTGGCTTCGCATGCTCGCATCGCGGCCCAGAAGATGATGACGCTCCGCAGCCTGCGGATGGCTACGCAGTTGACCACCACGGGCAACTACATCAGCGGCACGAACTACTTCGCTGACGCTGGCACGCTGACGGGCGGCACGGACATTCTGGACGCAAATGGCGTGCAGATCGTGATTCAGAACGCCATCGAGCGGATTGTGCAGAACACGGTGGGCGCGGTGTCTGCGAAGGACATCATCCTCGTGATCAACCCGATCACGGCTCGCCAGATCGCATCGGCATCGGGCGTGACGGATTATGTCAAGAACTACCCCGCGGCGTTCTCGTTCCTCAAGGGCGATGACACCTTCGCGGCGTACGGTCTGCCTCAGTCCTTGTTCGGTCTGGGCGGCGTGGTGGTCGATGACACGGTTCGCGTGACCACCCGCAAGGGCAGCGGTTCGCCGGCTCGTTCGTTCCTCTACGGCGATTCCAGTGCCCCCGCGATGGTGTTCGTGAGCCGTCCCGGTGGCCTGGTGGGCAACGAAGGCCCGTCGTTCAGCAGTGCGACGATCTTCGCCTACGAGGACATGAGCGTCGAGACTCTGGAAGATCCGTGGAACCGCCGCGTTCGCGGCAGCGTCACGGACAACAGCGCGACCGTCCTCACGGCTCCGCTGAGCGCGCTCTACATCGCTGACGCGAACACCTGATCGGTTTGGGTGATGGAAGGGAAGGGCCGCTCGGGTAACACCGGGCGGCCCTATTTCTTGGAGGATTGACCGATGCCGATGGCTCAACTACTCAGCAATTCAAACGCGATCCTGCACATCGATGAGCGGCTGCTGAAGGAACTGATTTCAGACACGAACGCGGACGGGACGATTGCTACCAGCACGATCTTGACTGAACTGCTGCTTCGGGCCGGCGAGGAAGTGGCCTCCGCGGCCACCCGGTCGCAGGCGTACACGGTGCTGGAACTCGAAGCCCTTGCGACGGACGGGAACGCGCTCCTGCGGGGTCTGGTGGCTGACCTAGCCCTGTGCTACCTGTTTGAGCGGCGGGGCGGCGAGGTGCCCGAGAGCGTCAAGGCCAAGGCCAACCGGGCACAGGGCATGCTCAATGACCTGCGGGACGGCAAGCGGGTGTTTGCCGTGGATGCGAACCGCGAGGCTGGCACGGCGAGCGTGTCCATCATCCAGCAGCAGATCCGGGGTTCGCTGCGGCTGGTGAGCGATTCCCCGTTCTACCCCGAGCGGCGGGGCCAGGCGTACTGATGGACCTGCGGGTTGAACTCATGCGGCGGCTGGCGGCTTCCAATGTCGCCCGCATCCTGGTCAAGCAGTCGCAGCGGCGTATCCGCGAGCGGGGCCGGGATATCGGCGGCTACGCGGCCCTGTGGGCCGACACGGCCAAGATGAAGGTGAAGCGCCGGGGTAGGACTGTCGAAATCGACCACTACCGCAAGGGCGGGGTGCCCCTGTACGACACGGGCGAACTGTTCCGGTCGCTTACGGCGGAACAGCAGCCCATGCGGGACGGGGTTCGTCTGACGCTCAAGGGGCCGTTGCATGCGATGTTTCACCAGCACGGGTTCAAGACGAGCGGGCCGAACCGGATTCCGTTCACGCGGGCCGGCGTTCGTGGCGACCGGGGAGCGCCAGCCCTGTATGCAAGGCATGGCGTAACCGTCCCCGCCCGCCCGATCTTCGCGATGCCGTCCGAGGCTCGCCGCGAGGTGGCTCGTACTATCGCACGGGCATTGGGTGCCCGTTAGACTCATCTACGGAGGATTGAAGCATGGCTACGGCAATCGAAGTCTGCGGCCCGCACACGATCAAGTGGAGCAATTCCGCTGGCGTTCTCGCCAAGGCGGTTCTGGGCCGCGGCGATAACAATGACCTGTTCCGCATTGAGGTGACGAACCGCTATGTGGATATCCAGACGAACGAGTACGGCGAGATGGCGGCTCAGAGCGTCCTCGTCGGCTCAACAGCCACGGTGAACTTCAGCCTGGCCTCGTTCGACCGGGCCGAGGCACTGAAACTCCAGCGGGTTAGCGGAGCCAACGCGGCGGGAAGCGACCTGCTCGCATTGTTCCCCCAAGTTGGATATTTGACCAACGCAGGCCACACCACGCCAGCCAGCGATAACACCATCTATATCGATGTGGACCCGGACATTGCGAACCGCATCGGGATTCAGGTGCCCCGGATTCAGGTGGTGAACCTCAACTTCACCGACTTCGGCAACAAGAACACCCGGCTAGTATTCTCCGGCAATGTGCTGCCCGACTTCGACACGACGGGCGGCGGCACCTTCTACACGATCACCACAACCTGATAGGAAACAATGGACGCAGATACCAACTTCATTCGTGAATACGGAGTATCGGACAAGACCTTCAAGGTGGATGCGCTGCTTGTGTTGTCGGAACTGACGCTTGCGGGGGCAGATGCGGAGCCAAACACGCAGCAGATGATGTCTGCGATCCGCAAGGCGATTCGTCCGGCAAGCGAGGCCGAGGCGTTGACCGATGCGGAGGCGTTGGCACTTGCTCTTCGTGTCACGATGAGCCTGAAGCAACTGGGAAACGCTGGCGCGCCGTAGCGGTATTTGCCGCTGTCTACGGCGTGACTCCGTGGCAGGTGCCATCGGATGTAGCACTAGGCATGATGCTGAACCTTGGGCCAGCGGTGGCTTGGAACTCCGTTCCGATACTGCAAGGCATATCTACCGCGTTCTCGGGCAAGGCGGGTCTAGCGAACTTCCAGGCTTCGCTTTTGGGACAGAACCCTAGCATCCGCGAGAGCATTGCGGCACACTTCGAGCAGCAGCAGAGGAGCGCAGCATGGCAATCTCATTGACCGATTTGTATGACCGTCTGGGCAAACTCATGGGCATTGCGAAGGCTCAGGTGGATGCCCGTAGTGCCCTCATCGACCGAGTGACGGGCAGCGGTTCGTTCTCGGGCGTGGGCCTAGACGGTCAATACACGGCGGCGACGCGATACATGGTTACGCCGGTTCTGGACTACTTCCTGAACCTGTACCGGACGGGCGATCAGAGCGTGCAGCGTGCGATTGCCGGCGGTGTCAAGACGCTAACGGAGATGGTGACGGCGGATAACGCGAACATCCCCAAGAGCGTGATTCCGGCGATGGTGGAACTGAATCGCCAGATGCGAGCCGCGAGCCAGACGCTACTCCAGAACACGATCACGCAGGGTTCGGTTTCGTATGCGGGTGGCAATGTCGGCAACGGCCAAGTCCTGCTGCACACGATCCCATCGCAGATGAGTTGCACCGAAACGATCCGGGTGGAATGCATTAGCGATACGACCACGGGGGCGGCACTAGGCCGGGAGGTATTCCGGGTTACGGGTGGCCTTCGAAATTCGGATGTCACCAGCAACCTGTGGCAGGGCGGCAGCGGTGCGAACCTTACGCTGGCGAGTAGCGACTATGTGGACTCCCAGAATCAGATTG